ACGCTATGCTTTGGCAGCCATGTTCGGAATCTCACAGGATGACGATGATGGCAATGCTGCGGTGACCAAGACTAAGGTGCACACGAGCACTGTTGCAGTTACCGTGGCATCATTGAAAGCAGAGTTTGACAAGGCCACGGACAAGGCAGACCTTGACAAGTTGGCCACCACGTTTGCTCAGCTAACGCCTGATGAACAAACCGCCATCCTGCCAATTGCCAAGGCTGCACGTGCTCGGGTAGAAGCTTCTGCCATGGGCTAGCCCTGCGAACCTAGACCGCGCTATAGCCTGCCCAGCCTCTTGCGTGCTTCCACGTCAGAAGACTCCGCCGGGACCTAGTGCAATCTGGGGTAAAGAAGTACACGCTTGGAAGGAAGGTAAGGAACCAACCAAGCGCGTAGCCAAGTGGTTTGCTGAGACAGGCCTAGCAAAGGATACACTTACACAGTTCTGGCCTGGTGGTGAACACGAGACCCTGTTTTTGGAACACGAGGGTTTGATTACGCGGCTGCAAGACTGGCCAGTAGAGAAGGTCTCACATTGGGATATGTTCTTTATCATGGACTGGATCAACCTAGACTTCCTACCGTGGGTTGATGATTTGAAGACAGGGCGCTTCCTTCCCGAGACTGATACACAGCTGCGTTCCTATTCTTGGCTACTACAAAAAGTCACTCATGCCAGAAGTGTAATGGGTACCTACACACACTGGCCGCGTTACCCAAAAACTGCAGGACCCAAACGAACCGAAGGCAAGATTTATGCAAGTGGCGAATTACGCGAATGGTACGACGGAAGTGTTATCCCAGCCAAGCGGCTTGCGGCCAGGGATGCTGCTTACCTTGACACCCGACCAGGAGAGCACTGTCGGTGGTGCCCCAGCAAAGCTGCATGTCCAGAGTGGCGAGACGATCCGGGTTACCGAGGTTACACGAAACACAGCGGGGGGTCGCTTCACCTATGCGATTTACCAGGGGCGGACACTCCGCCGGCCACTCCGCAAGGGCCGCCCGTCTTATGAGATTGTGCATCCCATCGTCTTGACCAACGGTGACCGCCAGAAGATTCACGAAGTCAATGTCAACTCTCAACTCGGCCGTGCACTGCTGGCTGAAACCCTCCACACCTAAGGATTACTGTGAACATTTCTACAATTCTTGATGCCCGCGTTGTTTCTGAGAAGCCCTTTGTTCGTAAGACCAAGGAGTCTGGTTCGATTACCAAGGTTCGCCTGGCAGACAACCCATCACGCAAGAACGACCGCAATCCTTGTCGCTTTATGAACGGCGAGGCCTGGGGCAAGCTCGGTGAACAACTAGCCAAGCTTTCCAAGGGTGATGTTATCTCCTGTACGGGCGAACTGAAGATCGACAAGTACGTGGACAAGGACGGGGTTGACCGTCAGGACGACCTCCTTACTATCACGGCTTTCCGGGTGCAAAAGTCAGACTCGTTCTTTGACAAGGGTGAGGAGACCGCTACCACGCCACCTGCGGATAACGTGCCGTTCTGAGACTTGCCAAGGCGGAGTTACAGGCTCTCATTTCTGCCACAGAGTACTTTGAGGGTGAGGGGCTGCCGTTGGCAAAGTCCCTCAGGAGCCTGCTAACCAAGCTTACCTCCCCAAAAGAGGAGTCTCACGGGGTTGCGGCTGGGGCCGTAGAACGCGCCCTGGTGACCTCAGCCAAGGGTAAGGTAGTACCCATCCAAACCTCAGACCATGTCTTTTGGATTCGTCTAACGACAGCCTGTGCACGCGTGGGGGCCACTATTGAAGATGCGGCCATTATTGGGGAGTGGATGTCCCACTGGGGGAGTAACTTCAAGATGACGATTGACCAAGTTGTGAACAAGTGGCCTAGCTACCTAGCCAAGGCTAAGGCTTCTCAACCAGAGGCGCCAGCAAATGAGCGCAGGGAGTTTGAAGGCGAATGAGCTTACACTCGCTGACTGGGTCAACGCCCGGGGTACAGAACTTGCGGAACAGTATGCCCAGGTCGCGGCGGGAGCTACAATCGTTACGCACTGCCCAACCGGGTTGGCACGACTCGACGATGCGGGGCTACTTGAACTTGGCGTCTGCACAGTCGTCCTTGGGCACGAGGGGGATGGGAAGTCAGCTCTCGGTCTTCAGTTTCTCGAAGGTGCAGCAAGAGCCGGGTTCGAGTGTCAAGGATACTGGCCGGAAGACCCTAGACGATTTATTGCGGACCGAATCTTGGGATCCGCAACTGGAGAAAGTGCGTCAAAGCTTAGACGCTTTAAGGTCTCTGGGAATGTCCCTGATAGACTGCGACTTGCTATGGCGGGCGCTGAGAACTGGGCACGACGTATCCGTGTCGATGATCGCAGACTCGAATCCAGAGAGCTGGTTGAAGGCATCAAGGCACGATGGACTCCCACCACTCGTTTGGTCGTTGTCGATTATGCCCAGGTCTTGAGCAGTGAAACGGATGAAACGTCTGTTGAACGCGTTATCACCAAGGTTGTGTGGGAACTGAATGAGCTTGCTAAGGAACGAAATGCCAGCATTGTACTTTTGTCACAGGTGCGGACGCAGGTTAAAGAACGTGGGCGCAGGGTCTTTGACTCATGGCGACAACGTAACCCCTCTGGGGCCATTGCGATTGAATCTGTCGAGGGCTACCGGCCGTTGGCTGGTGATGGACAGTGGGCTCCAAACGCTCTTGGGCAAAAGGCACGTGCAGTACTATCTTGGTTCCGGCCTAGGAGCTGGATGAAGATGCACGGTGCGGACGTGAAAGACGACCTAGCACAGCTCTTGTTACTTAAATCAAATTATGGGCCAGCAATGGAAACACTGTCTTTGCACTGGCATGGTCCTACAACCAGGATATCCGATCCTAAGGCTGTAACCTCTGATTCTAAAATTGCAACCGGTGGGACCATCAAAGAGTCCCCCTGCCCCTTCTGAGACTGAACCTACCGATGATGAACTACTGGAGATTGCCAAGGATCTTGATGAAACGACTCCTGACCTTGCACCAGGACCAACAGAAGCAGAATCTCCCTACCCCGACTGGTCTCCTGCCACTTCCCGAGTTATCTCAGGACCACTTGGCACTAGGGCTACCTATCCAGGGGTTCGATACCATAACTGGAGAGACGCAGAAGCCGCAATGCGAGAAGCACATCGAGTCATCAAATTTTGGTGTTTTGCCAACCGATGGTATGCCAGGGTGTGGAGGACATAATGACGTTTGAAGATGCTCAAGCCTTGGTGCGGGAAGAGTATATTGCTGCCAAGCGTTGGCCAGACATGCACTCTGCACATGAGGGGTTTGCGGTTCTTAACGAAGAGGTTGATGAACTGTGGGATGAGGTTAAGATAAACCAAAAGGCACGCGTGCTAAGTGACCTAACCCGAGAGGCTGTACAGGTTGCGGCTATGGCCTTTCGTTTCTTGACCGACGTATGCAATGAGCCTGCCTGTCGACGCTGAGGATTAGATGTATCCCGATCCTAAACCACTTCCATCTGTGGAAGAACCTGAACATTATACTCGCCTAAAACCTCAGCCTATCGATGTCATCCTTGCATGGGGTCTGAACTATCCATTGGGATCTGCCGTGAAGTATCTAGCACGTGCAGGATACAAGCCCGGGTCCTTGGCGACGGATGATCTACGCAAGGCTATTAGCTTTATAAACAAAGAGATTGCTCGACTTGAGAGCCATCCAGGGGTGAGCTTACCGGTGGCAAAACCGGGTAGCATGCCTAAGGTAAGTGACCAGTGATTTCTACGGCAGTATTCGATCTAGAGACCTCGGCGCTTGAGGGTGACAAGGGAATTATCCTTTGTGCATGCATCAAATCGTCTGAGGCCAAGGGTATTCAGATCATCCGTACTGATGAGACGTCCTCGGGCTGGGCCAAAGGCCTACGCGGGGATGATAAGGAGACTTGCAAACAGGTTGCTGCTGAGTTGTCCAAGCACGACGTTATCGTCGCGCACAATGGTTCTCGTTTCGATGTGCCCTTCCTGCGGACGAGGCTCCTACGTTGGCGCCTTCCGCGTCTGCCTGATATCAAGTTGGTGGACCCTTGCAGCATCTCTTATCGTAAGCTTAGACTGCGTAATAACAGCCTTAACGTGGTCCTAGATCACCTTGGGTTGAAAGACCGCAAGACACCACTGGACATGTCAGTCTGGGCTGATGCTGTGCAAAACGGGTCTAAGAAGGCCATGGACCTTATCGTGGAGCATTGTATTATGGATGTCAAGGTCCTAGACGGCGTGCTTAACGTGATGAAACCTTACATCAAGATTCTCGATGATCGCGGTAGTAGTCTGTGAAAGCCAGTGATACATCCCGGGTCCTGGGCCTGGCAGACGTTTTCTTTGAAGACGTGGCTATGGCTTCAGGCGTAGAGCAACAGATGCTTGGTTCGGAATTTCATGATCTGTGTGAGGCAATGGCCCTTGTGTTTTTTGCATCAGGTGACGTGGAACGTAAAGCTACCGTGGGCGCCTTGGTGTACTGTGCTTCGAGGCTGCCATGACCTCCGAAGAGCTTGGATTAGTCTATGAGGATGCAGGACACTCAAGCCAATTGCGGCCCCACGGCGATGTCGAATGCACTGGCCTCGATGGGGATAGCCCTGCCAGTTTTGGCATGCGAGAAGCTGTGCAATACCTCTGCGACAAATGGAACACAACCGCGTTCCTTACTGAAGGGCCTTTTGGGAGTAACTGGATGTTCACCGTTTCGTTTGAAGGAACGGCGGCCCGGGGTGGCTTTGCTGCTATTAAACTCTTTCCTAGGCAAGGGAAGACCGGTGATTCTCCTGGTGGACGCCAATAGTCATTGGGTTGCTGCAGTGGGCCGCTTAGGGGATCGTATCCTTGTGGCTGACTCTGCTGACAACGATCTCGTATTGTCATACTCGGCGGAACAGTTGATAGACCGTTGGGCAGGGCCGGCATTCTTTGGGATTGTGCTATGAAGCTTATTTATGTAGCAGGACCATTTCGTGGTACTGGAGCACACCCAACCACATGGGATATTGAACAAAATGTCCGGGTTGCTGAGGTTGAAGCCCTTAAACTGTGGCAACTTGGCCTTGCCGTGTTCTGTCCGCACCTAAATGGCAGGTATTTTATAGGTGCGGTACCAGAAGATTCCATCTGGCCAAATGGTGATTTAGAGATTCTCTCACGCTGTGACGCAATTTACATGGGGCCTGGTTGGAGCGGTTCTCCCGGGGCTCATGTGGAATTGACTACCGCAATGAGCCTAGGCTTGCGTTGCTTTTACCATGATGACATTGAATCCCTTAAGGAGTGGGTACGTGAATGACACACAAGGACTTCAAGGAGTTAGCCCACTACATGGGAGCCGACATCATCTTTCAGACTGCCCCATGTGCGGTATTCGTGAATGCTGCGTACACTGTTACACTGGACATCTCTACCGACGAGCTAGAAAACCTAGCACCCCTGGAAGCAGCAGACCTGTTGGCTCAGGCAGCAATGATGACGGACAAGGAATTCCGGGGTAAGGATCCATCATGATTTGGGTAGTGCTAGAGATAAACGGCACAAATTTTATCAGGTGTGAAAATGAGACACACGCTGCAAAAACGGCACGAAATCTTGCAGCGCGGGTTGGTACTGCATCCTATTACAAGGTGATTGAAGTGGGCACCTTTGATCGTGTGATTGCGGCCCGTAAGAAACGGACTACTGATGGCCTGGAAGTGGCTACAGAAGCCAAGTGAGTGGGCTGCGGTAGCAGAAGCAATACGTGCCCAAGGCACCATGGGCTGTGATACAGAAACGTTTGGACACAATGTCAAGACCTCAACCCCTGCGTTCCGAGCTAGTATTGATGTATGGTCGTTGGCCTTACGAACCGTCGACCTGCACCCCTACGGATATCATATCGCCCGAGCCTGCGTACTGCCTACCGCCGCAGCGGAGTATCCTGCCCTCAAGTCAATTCTTGAGGACCCCCGTATACTCAAGGTATTTCACAACGCCCACCACGACGAGCACGCCTTCGCCAACCATGGGATCCACCTGGCGGGGGTGTATGATACGCTGGAGACTCTACGACTATACTACCCCGAGAGAGCCGGTGTGGGTGCTGGTGGGTATCGACTCAAGCCATTACGCTTTGCCCTGCTTGGCAAGCCAGAGCGTGAGGGGTTCAAAGAACTAACCTCACCACAGGAAGAGTCGTATGAAGTCCAAAAGGAAGTCGGCTGCTGTGTCTGTGGTGTCCCCAAGTGCAAGAAGCGCAAGGAACCCCACGGAAGGACTGTACGTATTGATACACATATCAAGGTCCGCAAGATTCCTTGCCCCATTGAAGGAATTATACAAGGCCATCCCCGTTGGGAGCGGAAACTGGACTACGCAGGTGATGATGCGGCCGATGCCCTAGAGCTGTACGAGATGTGTACTCAGCGCGGGATAATGCTGGAGTCTAAGTTACCCGAATTGCCCTGGGAGTCTTCTCACGAAAATACGATCTTACGCGGAAAGGCTACAGCGGCTTAACGGTGTGGTCTTCAAGATGGAGCGGCATGGTGTTCCAATTGACCTAGAAGTCTGTGCTGACATCCGTGACCAGGCTCGAGCCGATGAAGCCGCTACCTTAGAAAAGCTTAATGCCTTTGCAGGGGAACACGGGTTTACGGATACCAACTGGAACTATGCCCAATGGCTTGTGGGGTTTCTACATTCTCCACAGGGCCTGCACCTGCCGCCCAGCCCCTACTGGTCCAAGGGTAAAGTAAAACTGTGGCAAGGCGAGAAAAAAGTCGATGGCACAGCCCTGGACTGGATGGCCTCGATCCACCATGAATACCGAGAAATCCTTAACCTTATACGAAAATACCGACAACAGCATAGAATGGGTACCTATGCCGAGTCATGGATTACGCTTGCTGTCAAACATCCCGATGGTTCATTCAGACTCCACCCATCTTTTGGCATGGCGGATGACTCTGATAGTCGACCAGGCGCTAAGACCGGTAGGTTTGGAATTAAAAACCCCGCCCTACAGCAGGTACCAATTGATAAGAAAAAAGACCCGTACAGGTTGCGACGAGCGTTTATTGCCACCCCAGGACACAGGATTGTAGTTGCCGATTACACACAGCTTGAAATTGTTATCCTGGCCCATATTTGTCATCGGCTGTTTGGTGCTACCGGTTTGCGTAACCGGCTACTCCCTGGCCAGCCAGATATGCACAGCGCCACTGCTAAGTATGTGTTTGGTGACGTGTTGGGCACGCCCGAGGTTCTGGCTTGTACGGATCTAACGCTGTTCAAGAGCGACGATATACTCAAGCGATTCAGAGATCTAGTCAAAAGAATCCGTTACGGCTTGGCCTACGGTAAGGGTGATTATGGCTTTGGAAATACTCTATTTGAGCTGGACAGCGCTGGTGATATTGTTGGTCCTCCGATGGGCGAGGAAAGAGCGGGAGTATTACGAAACGCACTGCTCGACATGGACCCGGAGTTGCGCTGGTACCAAGAGTGGGTGTGGGAGTACGGTAGAGCTACCCAGATGTTCCCAAGCCTTGAAGGCCGATGGAACCCAGGTAGAGACATCCTTAGCTCAGAAACCTGGGTTGCCAACCGACGATACCGACAATGGCTCAATTGGCCCATGCAAACCGGTGGTCAAGAGATTGTCATAGCCGCCATGCTGGCCCTAGACGAGCTTGGAGAAACCATGAGCTTGCAGGTGCATGATGAATTGCACTTTATGGTTCCCGAAGACCGAGACGACTTTAGCGCCATCCAACACGCGATGGAACATACAACACAGCTAGATGCACCACTGCGGGCTGACCCCCATGTGGGATCTACCTGGGAAGAAACCAAATGATTGTGAAATCTGGATCAAAGTATTACGTGTACTCAGAAGACAAGTCCAAACGCCTGGGCGGGCCGTATGACAGTATGGAAGAGGCCAAAAAGCGCTTGGCTCAGATAGAGTACTTCAAGCACACCAAACCAGGTGGGACGTATGGTGGCAAGGGGGATTAGTGAGGGGCGACTATGATTACATTAGGGGGTGGAACGCCGGATGGCAATACGCTACTGACGGAGCTAACCACCGACGATTGGTGCACGCCACAGGAGCTAGCTCAGGCCCTGGGGATGTTCGACCTGGATCCTTGCAGCAACCCACGGAGTCATGTCCAAGCGATGGTGCGGTATGTCCTCCCCCAGAATGGTCTCCAATTGCCATGGATGGGGAGGGTATTCCTGAACCCGCCATATTCCGACGTTCTGCCCTGGGCCACGCGTGCGGTAGAACACACCCGGCCTGGCAGCATTGTTGCACTTGTAAAACTGGATCCGACTACTAAGTGGTGGGCTAAGTTTATGGAATTGCGCGGTGTACATTGGGCGCCATTCAAACATAGGATTAAGTTTGAGCGACCGGACAAGCCCCCATTTACTGCGAACTTTCCGAGCGCACTGATCTGGGGTGGCGCCGCATTCCTAGGCAAAGACCCACGAGACCTTGGTGTTGATATTTGGGAGCCTAATGACAGATACGACCACAACGGAGATTGAGTTTCAGAAGTTTGCTAAGATCCCTCGGCTTTACCGGGCTTGCTGCGTGACGGAGAAAATTGACGGGTCTAATGCCCAGATTGTAATACCGGAAGATGACGGCCCCATGCTGGTGGGGTCTAGAAATCGCTGGATTACCCCAGGCAAAAGAACTGATAACTTTGGCTTTGCAGACTGGGCCTACCAGAACGAAGCAAGCTTGCGTAGGCTTGGGCCAGGACGGCACTATGGTGAATGGTGGGGGGCTGGGATTGGACGTCGCTACGGGCTTGCTACACGTCGGTGGAGTTTGTTTAATGTGTTACGCTGGAAACAATGCCTCCCTGACCCGCTGCCCGAGCTTGGTGTGGCTTTGGTACCTATCATATATCAAGGCGAATTCGACACCCTTAACATTGCCGCAGCCTGTAAACTACTGCAATCAGGGGGTTCGATGGCTGAACCAGGTTTCATGCAACCGGAAGGCATAGTCGTCAAACACTTTGCATCTGGTCAGCTCTTCAAATTTACATTCAATGGGGATGCTAAAGATGCCCCAAGTCCAGAGGAATAGTGACCGACGTAGCCTGTAACGCACAAGAGGCGGTGACTCGTGGACTCAGTATTGTTGGCCATGGCGGCATGTATCTGCTTGGTACTGGCGACTTTCATCCCCGTATTGATCCTAGGTTTGGCCTTGTTGATGTCCCATGGACAGACGGAGGACGTCAAGGAGCATCGGTCTTCGGAAGTGACTGCGCAGGGTTTGCCATCACATGGGCCTGGAAAGTCAAGCGACACCGGCCAGGGTACAACCACGGAAACTGGAGTACCGTAGAGGACGATATTAATTGTAACTCTCTAATAGAAGACGCAAACCACAAACAAGAGCTTGCTACAGAAGTAGACACGCCACAACCGGGAGACTTGCTTGCCTACCCCACGTTTAACCTTCGTACTCAGGATGGGGCTGATCATAGATTTATTGGTCATGTTGGTTTGGTGTCTAGTGCTCCTGCCACCTGGGATCTCAAACATCGCCGTTATGATTTGTGTAGTGTGGTTCAGTGCCACGGTCCTAATGGCTTTAAGCCTGGAGTAGTAGCGACTGATGGTAGCATCTGGTTGCATCATGACGTCATGTGGCCAAAGCCCGAGCACCGTACCCACATCATTCGCATGAAAGAACGCAAATGAGGAAATACGTCACAGGAACACGCTGGTGCCTGTGGCGCTGGACTACCGTAGACTCGGAATACATTACCCGGCTACACGTCCTGAAAACACCGTGGTTTGCCGTGTGTCTTCATTGGCTGAACAAGCCAGACCCCGAGCCCTACCTGCATGACCATCCTGTGACGTTCTTGTCCTTGATTCTGCGTGGTGGGTACCGCGAAGTACGTAAGGACGGCTGGGTTTACAAACACAATCACTACAACTGGTTGCGGGCACGCCCAGAAGACCAGCACACGATCACCATGGTAAAGCCAGGAACCGTAACACTATGCCTGATGGGACCTAAACGCCGCGAATGGGGATTTCATACTCCAACTGGCTGGGTCTATTGGCGAGATTACTACAAAGCCCAAAGGAAATCATGAGCAAGTTTGATGAAGCGGAAACCGCGTGGATTAATGTGTGCAAGGCCTGGGACTCCGTAGATCTGCCAGAGGAGCCCGACTGGTCAGAACCAGATGGTAATATCCTGTTGGCCAACCTGGAACACTATTGTGACAAGCTCCGTAAGCAGTATACGGAAGTGGTTAAGCAGTGCAACATTAACGAGACTGCAGCACAAAAAGCCAGCTCGAACAATGTGGCGCTTCAGGCTGAACTGTCACAGCTCCGTACTAAGGTGCAGAATATGCAAAATATTATCCGGATTGCCCTTGACATGGGCCGAGTCCATGATTAGACTGGATGCAAGTGACGGTATTTAAAGGATATGGCGAAGGAACACCATACCTTCCTGGTGAGAATTACAAAGCGGGGGCCTGGAAAGCACCGCAATATACGCCACGCGCTGATGCTGTGTCCGCAGACGCACTAGACGTTCTTCATGACAACCAGCTTGCCTACCTCATTGACAAGATCCAAGCGGAAGTTAAACGCCGAGTCAAGCCAGTACAGCAGGCGCACTACGGTGCCTTCAGTAATTTCCTGTTAGGTGTGGCACATGCCATGGCTTGTCGCTATGCTTTGCGCTGGTTGCGTGGCCATAACCCGGTGGGTAAAGCTGCAACATCTGGAGAGATGTGGACCGCGTTTGATGGATCTGAACTTGAACGTAGGGTAGCCGGCGACGTTGGCCCCATTGTCCGTACTAAGTATTCACATCGCTTGTTGTCCAATCCACTAACCTGGACCACCCGTGGTGACCTTGAGAAGTGGCTAAGTAAAAATAAGTACGGTTCGCAAGCCGCCTTTGTTGGCCCTATGCTCTGACAACTGAATAGCGTTTGATCGTTTTGAACCTGTAGCGCAGCAGAACAAATAACTGTGGCTTGAGTCCCTAGCGGGGCTGTGTCAGGTTCTCTGGAGAGTTGCACGAGATGTACTACGTGAACGCGTCTCGC